CGTAAGCACCGCCCCGCATACGATGCAGGTCGAATGATCGTAACGCACGATCCGGCTTCGGTGCGGACACGCTTCACGAATCAATCGCACCTTCGCATCGAGTTCGGCCAAACGCTTGCGATGCTTCTGCATCTCCTTCAATTCCAAATCGTGCAGATTCCGCAGTGCCTGCGCAACGTCACTGTCTCGCATCGCGGGAGCTTTGGTGTTCATACCGGCCCCCTCACTCGTGCGATGTCAGCAGTATCATACCCTCCCCCCGTCGCCTGTGAGTTCATCAGTGACGACGGATTGCCACTGTGCGGAATCCCGAGAGCGTGTCCAACTTCGTGAGCGATCACCGCAGCAGTACGTTTTGCATCGCCCACACCAACCCACACCGCACGCGGAACCCACTCGTTTTTCACGGGTTTGTACCAGTCGGTATCGTTGACGCTGTACCCGTCGTTTCCGTGCCACGCGGTTGGCGCGCCAATAACCACGGTCCCGTAATCACCCGGCGGAAGGGACGGCCGAACCGTCATGAGCATCAGCGAAACGGGAAGTTGGCCCAGCAACGCCGCGGCCCCGTCGAACGCTTCCCGCACGAATTCCGGGGACGCTGGCCGCTCGAAATCGAGAAACACGGGGAATCCGCTGCCCGCTTGCAATCGTGGAATATCGACGAATTCCGCAGGTTTGGCGGGCTGTTGCGGCGGGATCACAAACACAATGCCCGAACGATCCCGCGAATCGCCCGCGAACCAGTCGCCTACCGTCCGTCCCCCGTGCCGGTCGAACACCGCGACACGCGGACCGCCACCCGGTTGCGGACCGACCCAAACCGCTTCCCCTGTGTCGTGATAATTCAGTCCGCCGCCCCAGTCCGCGAACGGCCGGAACGCCTGCCCGCCGTCAATCTGAATCAGTCCGTCTCCCAACGTCAGCACGCCAGGATTGTCGCGGGATTCAAGTTGGTGCAGTGTCAGCAGCATGATTCGCCCTCCGCTCGGAATTGAGCTGGAGTTGATTCGCTGCCCGTCGCATCGCATTTGCGAACATCACCCTCTGGCAGCGTGCGGTCGAACAGTTCGCGAGCCGTCATCGTGTCCGGCCGATCCCGGAAATTGCGGATTGCCGCCCGCGTGTCCCGGAGCTTCGCGAGCAGTCGTGCGAACGTCAACCCGAAAAGGTCCGGGTCCAACGTGAACGAGTTGTCGGTAGTCGCGTCGGTCACGACGCGGAACCATCCATCTTCACGAAGTTAAAGACGGGTTGTTCCGTGGTCGTTCCGCCAGTCGTGTAAAACGTGATGTCGAAACTTCCGGCCGCAACTGCGGTCACGAGAATGATGTATTTGTCCGTCCCGGATTTCTGATTGACGATGATCGTGTCCGTTGCGGCCACTGTTGAATTCGTGACGGTGAACGTCGCAGGTGTCGTCGATCCCGCCGCCGACACCAACGTAATCGCACCCGTCGGCTTGTTCAGCGTAACACCCGTTGTCCGACTCGCACCCTGAGTCACTGACCCACCAGACGAATAACCAAAATCATTCCCAACTGTGACCAATGCCCCGCCAAATACGACGAGTTGCCCACTTGGATTGATGTACATCGTTGTGGTGCAGTCAATGCGGTCGTAGCTTATACCGATGTTTTGCGTCAGATTCAGCGGGTAGATTCGAAACCATAAGGCCGAGGAGTTTGTCGGGCCGACGATTCGTACCCGTGCCGTATCGTCAGCCGCCTCAATCGTCGTAAGGATTCCCGATGGCCCGATCAGCCCGCCGCTCGCATAGACCGGTAACTGCGAAATCCCGCCGGAAGTTGTCCCGCTCCCGAACATCAGCGGAGCCGTACTCGTGCTCCATCCTGCCCCCGTTCGCATCACGAATTCATCGGTTGCATTCGGGGCCGCTGGCGTTGCATCGGCCACGTTCGTTGTTGTCGGCATGGATCACACTCCCCAAACGAAGTAATCATCGTTCCACATGGGATAATCCCCATCCCAGTTCACACCGCCGATATTCGCGGGGGTCCAGGAGGAGGATAGCGGCAACGCCGCCGCGTATCTCCCAGGAAACAACAAGTGTAATAGTGGAGAAGGAATCATCGTTACTCTTCGATACCCCACAGCGTACCGGTAATCGTTCCCGTTGTGCTCAACGTCGCCTTAAGCACGCGATCCGCCGCCGACAACACCCGCCCGCCCGGAAGGTCGAACGTGTACGGCGTATCGGCCAGCAACTTCGGCGTGCGGAATACCGTCGTCCCTCCCGCATTGTCTTCGACCAGCACGCTTCCCGCCGCACTCACGGAAAACATCCCGCCCAGAACGCGGATCGTCTTTCCGATGGCGGGAGTCCACACCGTAGCAATGGTGCCAATCGCCACAGCATTAAGGTCTTTGTAGGTATTCGGACTGCGCACGCGAACCCATTGCGCGCCATCCCATACCATGAGTTTGGAAGATTCTTCCGTCACTACTTCTATCGCCATGTCACACCCTCTTTCTCAGTGAACATATTATACGTGCGTCGTAGTCAGCACCGCATCGGCAGTGTTGCCGAGGTACGTTGTCGCGCCCCACGTCGATTCCGTATCCGGCGTTCCACACACGGTTATTGCCAGTTCCAGCGTTGGCAAATAGATCGCCGTCTCCGAACAATACGCCGTGAACGTGTCCACGCCGTTTGTAAGATTCGCTTTCAACAGACTTCCAGGAATAGACACTCCCCACGTCCCCGTATATGTCCCTGCATACGTGCCGTCGGGAATGTCCAGACTCGCCGTGTCCCCCACGTCCGTATCGCACAAATACCCCGAAGGTGGTGGCGGAGGAGGTGGTGGCGGAGGTGGTGGTGGCGATGGAACGGAATATAGTTTCGTGTTGTTTTTCTCTTCGCTTCCAATGAACAGTTCCAAGGGAAACTCGCCATCCAATGAACTTTCCGAATTGCACACCGCGACGAATGGAATCACGGACAGCGACACCGATACCCATGCGTGATAGTCGCCGAGCGTGCCACCGCTGTTCTGATTCAGTTTCGTAACGGCTGTGATTTCGCCTTCACCGCTCACCCGCCGCAACGCTGCGACAATCGAGCCCGTCCCGATATTGCCGCCGGTGTTCGTGGGCGGCGAAGCGGGTGGCGATGTCGCGGGCGAAAAGTACGACGCCGGTATGCAATTGTTCGCCGTAATGCCGCCCGACGTTTCCCGGTCAAACGTGTCCGCAATGCTCACTTCGATCCACGAACGAAACGCCGAATTGGTTGCAACGGTCAATTCGTAATCCACTGTGATCGCCGCGATAATCAACCAGTCGGAAGTTGATTCGCCGAGGTTCAATTCGCGAACCGTATGCGTGCCAAGCGTTGTCGTTGTCGCTCCGGATATGTTCGGAATGTGATACACCGACGTTCCCGCAACGTGCAAATCCTTCGGGGCCATCAACTGGACTATGCACCATTGCGTTCCGCTGTCGCCTTCCCGGTAGAGTATGCGAGCCTGTCCATACTCCGCGCTGGCGAGTTTGTCCTTACGGTCGAACCACGGACGCGCGTACCAATGACACGGGTCCGAAATTTCCACTTGCACCGGAACGACACCAGAAACGACAGCGCGGCCCACCGCACCCTGCTCTATCGGCTCGATGGTAATTGCAATGGGATTGTGAGCCGCCGCGTCCTGCGTCATCTTCACAATACGCAGGCACGGCCTCCGCCGCACTTCATGCGACGCATATTCATCCGCCGCCATGTCCGTATCGGTCGGGACCACCGGATTGACGAATCCGACTTCAAACGCATCGAAGTCTGGCGATGCGATCACGTCGCCATCGTTTTCGACAAGCACTGTATTCGCGGGGAATATGTCGTTCGACGGAGGGACCGAACCGGACATGCTCGACAGTCTCGATGACTTCGCCGCATCCAATAATGCGTTCCACGTCGCTGCCTGAATCTTCAGTGGCGAGCCCGGCGCGACATGCTGGAATTTTCGCGTCACCTACACCCCTATAAGCAGTTTGCGGAAATCGCCCTTCGGATACACTTGCTCGACGTATGCCGCGGTCGGCTTTTGAATCAAGATGTTATTTGCGTCGATAGTATCCTTATACCGCGCCCATAGGTACTCCCACCCTTTTTTCTCTCCGGCATTGAGCAAAATGGGATTGTCCGCAATGTTGCCGATTACGATTTGATCGTCGTTCGTGAATGACACCCCGAACTTATAAGTACACGACCACCCGCCGCCGGTTGTCGCGTCAATCTGCCGGGCCGTGATGTCCGCACCTTGGAACAGAACCTCGCATTCGCCGAAGGACCACCACGGCTGATCGTTCGTCCGACCGACCAGTGACCATAGTAATTTCAAGTAGCCCATCGTGATGAACGGCCGAACCCGCGTCACGGTAAATTCGCCGTTCGGCGAAAGGATGTCCACACCCTCAACCTTGCCATCCGCCGTTACGCCGATGGCCCCGTGATAGTCCGGCACTGCCGCCGCGCCGACACCGCGTTTCACCAGCGTTTGCAAGGACTGGAGCGTTCGAACAGTCGATCCACCGATACTGACCGATATGCCGGGGTCGAGTTTCTCCCCGTCCGTCGGAGACTCCGGTTGCGTTTCGTTCGGGTCCGGATTACCGCCAACACCGTCGCCACCAACACCCGGGTTCTCGTTCCCTTCGGGGATGATGTAGGTGCATGTGCAATCCCAGTTCGGCCCGGCCAGTGGATTGATTGCAATGTCGTGCCGAATCAGTCCATCGTAGGTACTCGGTGCAAGTGCAATGACGGCGGCATAGATGTCGCCTTCGTCATCGCTACCCGTGGCAAAATAGTTCAACGTGACACGCGGGGATTTCTGATCCACGGTCAGCTGACGACTGTTCCATGTTTCGCGTACCGTTACTGCCATTATTCGAACACCGCTCCGTTGTTGTTCATGGCGTCAATCATACCTTTGAATCCATCCTTCAACAACTTGTTGCCTTCCTCTTGCGCCTTCAGCTGCTTTGCAGGAATGCCGTTGTTGCCGCCGAGAACCTGCCCGGCAACAGCCGCGGTGAACGTACCACGCGATCCCGAATTCGCAAGATCGCCCATAAGCCCGCCCGGTGTTCCCGGCCCTTTCGCCCCGACCACGGCTGCATAGGTTTCTGCGATGATTCGCAGGACTTCCAATTCCGCTTGTGCCGCGGCTACGTCCAGATTCGCCGCGTCCTGTGCCGCCTGGCGAGCCGCGTTCGCAGCCTCTTGTTCCGCTTCCCTGGCCTTCACGAGTCGATTTTCTTCCGCCTGCCGATCCCGATCAGCAAACCCCTGAGCCGCTTTCCCGAATCCCCTGACCGCGAATACATCCAGCCCCAACCGCTGCGAAAGTTCCTTTGGCAAAATCGAGTTGAGCGACTGGCCAATACTCACGGCCAGTTGCACGAACTTTTTCGCTATCGCTGCCGACCAGTCGTTGATCGCCATTTCCGCAAGGAAAAGAGCATCCTTCCACCCATCGACAAAAAACGCCTTGAAATCGTTCCATTCCTTTTGCAGTGCTGCCAATCCCCGCTTCCATTCGACATCCAAACCAGCAAGGGCAATCTGCCCGGCCAGTTCGAGATCGCCACTTTTCATCGCGTCCGCGATCCCGCCCCAAGTCGTTCGAAACGTATCGGCCGTACCGCTGAAATACGCAGCGGCATCGGCCATGATCGACTTGCCCTCCTTCGAGGTTGCGAACAAATAGCCGAGCCCGATTGCAGCACCCGCCGCAAGGATCGTCAACGCTCCGATAGGAGTTGCGACAAAGCCGAGTACAGCGCCCGCGGCGGTCAACGCCGTCACCAATCCGCCTGCGACAAACGACGCCGCCGCCATCACACCGGCGAACCCGACCAGTACGCCGCCCGCCGCGACAAGCCCAGCACCAACCGCCACGGCCGCAAGAACCATTTGCCGATTCTGATTGATGAATTCACGGGCCCCCTTCGCCGCGTACATCACTATCCGCGACACTTCCTCAATCTGATCCGCAGCCGGTAACAATGCGGCCCCGACCGCCCGCACCGCATTCTTCGCCGAGGTCCAACTACGATCAATCGCGTCCCCAATCTTGACGGCGTTCTGAGCGTCCGACGAACTGACCACGGCCCCGGCTTCCAATCCTTCCTGCAACAAGTCTCGAATTCCTTCCGCACCGCTCAACAGAAACGGCAGCATCTGCCGCCCATTCTTCCCGAGTACGGCCGTAGCGTATGCAGTCCGCTGCGTCTCATCGCCAACTTTCGAGAACACATCGGCCAGCTTAATGAAGCGTTCATCCAGTGGGAGTTGCTGCAATTCCTGAGCGTTCAGCCCCATTTCCCGCAATGCTGGATTTGCATTCGCAATGGACAAATGAAGGAACTTCGAAGCGGCCTCCAGGTCTTCGAATGACGCTCCGGATTGTTGGGCCGCGTACCCGAGTCCCGATAGGATTTCCGAAGTTGAACCCAGGCGGTCCGCCGCTTTTTGGAACTGATCGCCCCGCTCGATCACGTCTTGAAAGATCGCCCCGATTGGTGCCAGAATTGCCGAGCCCGCTGCGATTGCCCCTAGACCCGCCCTGCTTGCCATCGCCGCTGTCGATGCGAACGCCTTTTCAAACGCCTTCAACCCGGACTTGACCCCGATGTCTTTCGTGAACAACTCGACGTAGGCACCGCCCGCACGAATTGCGGCCGAACTGCCACCCGTTCCCCCGTTCAGCGCCATCTCGCATCGCCTCCCGTGAAAAACTGGTCCATGGCCGCCCAGCCGAGTTCATTGTCTTTCGCTTTCTCTTCCTCTGTTTTCGGCCGCGGTTTCGGCGTCTGCGGTACGCGGAACGGATTCAGTTTCCACGGTTCGGCCACCGGCTTTCCGGTAAGGCTTGCGATTGCCCACGCCTTGACGTGCGCGATGCAATCGAATACCGCCATCCGTTTTCCTTCCGCCATCCACCACAATTCTCTGCATGTCAGGTCCGCCGGATTCACGCCGACGAACCCGGCCAAGCTCAGCGTGAACCGCTCCCATCCGTGCCAGTCATCGACCGTCGGATTGCCGTCTCCACCTCGCTCAGCACCGCCGCCGCCCCCTTTTCCGCCACCCGCAGACTCATCGGGTGGCGGCGGAAAAAATCCGCGAAGGCAGACCACACCGCGAGCGTTGCGGCCTCCAAGGTTCCACCGTCGAACGCATCCGCGAACTGATCCGCCGTCAATCCGTGGGAATCAATTTGCGATTTCAGCCACACCGCCAGAACGGGAATCATCTTGTGATTGAACAAGTAACAATCCCGCGTCAACGCCTCTCCATCATCCGCCAATCCGTAGAAATCCCACCCGCATTCCGCTTTCAATCGGCGGATTGTGGCATGATCCAACCGCAGGGAATACGACTTCCCACCCGCGGTGAAAAACATCTTTGCGGGTTCGATTCCCGCTTTCACTTCGCTCGCCATGAATCCCCCGTTATTAGTCCAGAACTTTCGCCAAGTGCAACTTTCGATGCAGGTGCATCACAGCACCTTCCGGGCGGGTCGCTGCAAGTTTCACGATGTCCGGATCGCCGCCTACGCCGGCCAATGCCAGAGCCGCATCGACCGCGAGACACGAGATGTAGTTGTCAGTGGTACTCGACGCGGACAGTTTGATCCGCTCGATTGCCGCGTTCACTTGATCCGTCTGTGTCATTTCACTTCCCCTCGAAACAGGTTGGCGAAGTTCGGAGTCTCCGCTTTCAACGCGGGGGCCATCGTTGGACGCGATGGATACCTCGCCAGATATTTCTTCCCGCCGCGTCCGGGCCTCTTCACGTCCGCACCATGTTCGTGGACACCTGGAACCGGCCCCGCCGTCGTTTTCCGGCCGTTCGTCCGCACCATGCCTACCACGGTTTTTCTTGTGCTCGGCTCAAACCCGAACAGGATGTTTTTCAAGGTGGCAAAATCGTCCTGCGAATGCACCGACGGCGGCTCACCCGGTTGACTGGGTTTCTTCCGCCGCCGTAGCGAGGACCGTGCTCGCGTGCGGACATAGGCTCCGAACTTGGACATTGCCCGCTGTTCGGCTTTTTCGACCGCGTTGACAACCTTTTCGAGATCGAAAAAGATTCGCTTATATGCTTCAAGTTGCATCAGAATGCAATGCTCGAAAACACCGGGGCTCCGGATGCAACCAGTACGGATGCCGCTTTGTTTTCGCCGGGATATGGGGCCAACTCGATTTCATCCATCACCACCGCATTGGCCCCCTGCGATTCACTCGCCTTGTGTACTTGCGTTTCGAATCGGTATCCGCTCACACCGTTCGTGGTTGAACCGCCCTTCAGGATCATCACGTCCAACACCGTCCCCGCGTTGTGAGCAGCGAGAAAGGCGAGATACACCGTATCAGTGATGTCCGCAATCATCTTCACGGTTGCGGTCAGCCCCATTGCGCCCTTGACTTTACCCACGGTTCGACGATCACGAAGGATGACATCAACCGTCTGGTAGGCCGATTCGACTTCCACTCCTTCGATAACAGAAACCTCGGTCCACGATGGGCTACCCCAAGTCGCGGTATTGTAATACATCTTGCACGCCAACCCGTGAATCGGTCCCGTTCTTGCCATCGCATCACCCTCCTATGTCAGGCGTATTCCCGAAATGTGAATAGGAATTCGCTCAGGAATAAACTTTCCTCTCGCAACAATTCGGGGTCGTACACCATCACCACGTCGGCCCCGAACGGTATGAGCGTTGTGAGCAGCGGCGTTCTCGCATTGCTTAACTTCGCCCATATATGCGTTTCACACCAGTCAATCAAATCGTTGATCCATGAGTTCGTTGGCAAGCCGGCCGCATCGTCATAGTGCTCGACAACGACTACCGATATGCGATAGTCATTGATGTCGTAGCTGCGGTCCAATGGCCCGGGCGATCCGTAGCCAGCTTGAAACACATACACATGCCGCCCGGAAAGGTCGGATACCTCATCCGGGGCAATGTCCGGAATCAAATCCGTATGCACCGTGGCGGGGGCTGGCGATCCCCACCCGACCGCAATTGCCGCGGCCACGCCGTCCGCAACTTCCTTGATCCGTGCCGCCACGTCACACCCGCTTTGCGTGTACGCGGTAAGTGGTCCGCTCCGGGTCGGACCATCGCCAGGCCGGTTCCCCCGCCTGCTTCCGAATCTCGAATGTCACCGATTCGCCGTTGATCGTTTCGGTAATCCGATCCCCGATTTCCGGCGGAGCGAATCCGATGGTGTCCAGTGAATCATGGGCGATCAGGTAATCGCGATCCGAGTATTCCAGTCGAACCGTCGGTTGCGATTGCCCTTCGCGTAATGCCGTGGATCGGCTGTCGCCGATAACCACGTACACCGTCGCGGGAGTCTCACCCACTCGAGTATACGCGACCGACACACCGGCCGCGGTTTCGCCGCGTTCGGCGTGCCAAGTCATGCCTCGCGCCATGAGACGGCTCATTGTTCCGCCGTCCGTACCCGCAACCAATCGACCGCGAGTTTGTACGTGTCCGTCGAAGACGATTTCTCAACGTGAACGAGCGGGAACAACGGCCCGGTTGCAACGTTAAGATTGAACACAGTGGACCCGAGCACCAGCGAACCGTTCACGTAAATCTGCACGTCCGCCGGGTTGCGGCCATCCATCCAGAATTCCACCTGATTCGCTTTCGCCGTGCCTTCCGTGTAGTCGATGGTGGTATCGGTTGCAGCTACTTCGGTCGTGCCGTCATCGCTCTCCGCGTAAATGTTCGTGCTGTTCGCGTCCAAGTGAATGAAACACGATTCGGTAATGCTGTCCGCGTCGCTGGCATGGGTAGCATTCGCCACGCCCATCGAGACATCGACAACAGTTCCGCTGCCATCCGACAAAACGCGAAACGCACCTTCGACAATCCAGTTGCTCCCGAGTGCGAAACCCTCCACGCCCAGCGCATCGACCTTTTGAGCCTCGCTGGTCGCGGTCAACTCGTATACCGTGGCACCGCCCAACGGAACCGGATACCCGAATCCGCCCGATGCCGCGGTCCCCACAAGTACCGATTGAAAGCCGTCTGCCGCAAGGTTGCTGACGTATTTTTGAAACACGTTCAGGTTGACCGTGCAGGTTGTATCCGCACTGGCCGCATCGCCGACGAACGTGCCGAGCACGAAATCCCGGTCGTTGTTTCGCTTGTAATAGACCGCGTTTGCCGAGTGATCCCAGTATGCCAAGCCACCGTCCAACGCAACGAACCCGGCGGACTTCGCCATCACGAATTGTCCGCGTTCCTCGAAAGGAACGCTGTCCCCCGTCGTTGCTGCCAATAGACCACGCTTGACCCCGGCCAGTCCGCTCGGCATCTGCCGAACTTCACCCGCCGCAACCGAAGCCGCGACGGTCTGGCGGATCGCTCCGTCACCCCGGTACAGCGTGGCATCGGCCATTAGACTTGGGCATCCTCCTGCATCGTGCGGACGCGAAGATAATCCACGTAGTATTCCGCCGTGGTATCGTCGGACGATTTCTCAAGGTGAGCCAGTAGCTTGAGCGGGCCGGTTGCTGCCGAGAGCACGAACGTTGTCGCACCCAGCATGAGCACACCGTTTACATAAATCTGGATGTCGGCGGGATCGCGTCCGTCGATGACGAAATGCACCGGTGTTCCCAACGCGATGTTCACCGTGGTATCGGTTGCGGCTACTTCGGTCGTGCCGTCATCCGACTCGGCAAACAGGTCGAGCGTGTTGCCATCCAAGTGAATGAAACACGATTCGGTAATGCTGTCCGCGTCGCTGGCATGGGTAGCATTCGCCACGCCGATGTTGAAGTCGATGGCCGTGGCGTCCCCGTCATCGACCACCGTGAACCCGCCTTCGACAATCCAGTTACTTCCGAGTGCGAAACCCTGCTTCGAAAGGATATCGGCTTTCTGAGCTTCCGCCGTCGCGGAGAACGTGAGGCGATTCGAACCGCCGATCCGAGCAGCCCCAACCGTACCCGCAGTCAGAACGATTGCCGTCACCGTGGCGTCTTCGAGTTGCCCGCGGTTGATGTCGATCTTGTATTGCGGCCGCTTGTTCAGCACGACTTTCATGGTCGTGTCCGCACTGGCCGCATCGTCGTAAGCGAAGCCCAGGAAGAAATCGCGGTCCGATGCAGGAGCATACGTCGCGGAGTTCGCGGAATGATCCCAGTAGACCGGTTGCCCTTGGACAATCACCACACTGGCCGTTTTTGCGACAGTCCAAATCCCCTCGGTTTCCGCGGCACCCTTGGCACCGCTGGCCAGATCGACCGGGAGAACCGCGGCTCGGCCATCGGCCAACTGAACCACTTCCCCGCCGGTAACGGCCGCGGTTGGGGTGTAGTCCATCACGCAATCGTCGTCCTGATACTTCGTTGCTTCGGCCATGGGAACACCCCTGTTTGCGAACGGTATGGATAAGTGACATGCCGTTGACACAACGCCAACGGCGGTTGTTTTTACGCCGCGCCCTTGCTCTTCGCGCCCGCGAGATATTCCGCCTGATCGCAGCCGAAGTCGTGGTATCCGCGGAACTGGATTCCGAGCGTATCGAAATCCGCGTCAGCGGATTCGACCGTGGGAGACTGCATCCCGTTCAAAAACGAAACCACCATCATGGCGTGTTCGGCGGGGTTGCGGAGCAGATACCAGGCGGTTGTCGAGTACCCGGTGAAACTCGAATCCGACAGCCACGAAACCACAACAGGCCGATACAGATTCGCATAGATGTTCGCGTCGGCAACCTTCACGGAACCCAAATTCATGTTCTTGTAAAGGTTCATCGCCACCCCTTCCAATTCGGGCGGAACGATGACGCGATCCGGATTGCCACCGATACGCTTGGCACCGTCAGCGCTGGGCGTGGTCATCTGCCGGAATGCCTTGATCCCGAGCCCCAAGCCAACGCCATCCGTGCCGAGATTGGTTGTCGCGCCGGAAATGTAGTTCGTGCGAGCCGTCGTGAAGAACGTTGCGTGATCGTAAAGGAATTTCGTCCAAAACACGTTGTTGAATTTCTTTGCGGACCCCATGCCCAACCGGGTCCGCATGTCGGCAAACGCCCCGAGGTCATCGTTGATGATATCGCGACGAGTCAATGCGAACATTCGGGCGTAGGTTTTTGCTTGCCGGGTGTACGATTCCTGATCGACCGACCCGTGCTTGATTTTGCCGTCCGGACCCACTTCTTCGTATTCGAGCGAATCGAGCATCCGGTAGCTGGTGACTTGCTGGAAGTTGTTCACGGTCTTCACCGCGGCCACTTCCCGCCACGTTTGATCGCCTTCCATGTATCCGGCGAGAAGCTCTTTGTTCGCCACGGTTCCGAGGATGCCCGGCAGCGAAACCGTGGACGTTCCGGCCGAACGAGGATCGCCATTGAACGCGGCCTTGAGCACGCCCCGCAAATTGCCGTCGTTGATCCGCGTACCCGGTGCCGCGTCGTAGCCGTTCGCTACCGCCGCGGTAATCAATAGTTGTTGCAATCCCATGCCGCGATAGTGCGGACTGTGCGCCGCCTCCATTACGTCGGCAGAATACAGTTTCTCCGTATCGCGACGGCCCAAACTGTTCAGCAGGGACGCCTCGATCACCTGGCCTTGTGCCACGCCCGGCGCGAACCGGTTGACACCCGTGGCAATATGCGGCCCGGCGCTGCGAACGTTATTCGCAAGGTCCGCTTTCATCGCAGCGAGTTCGGCCTTTTCAACAGTCCAGCCATCGGCAATGGCCTTGCTCGCAATATCCGCGTGACGTCCGGTCACACGCTGGATACCTGCGATCCGATCTTGTTCCGCTGCCATTCCCCGCCGAAAGGCTTCAATGGCTTCCGTGACATTGACGGCGGGAACCGCATCGGCCCCGGCGGTCGCATTCAGTTCGTTCACGTTGGTACTCCGCACAGGGATAGGGCTCGTGGCCCGAATGGATTGAGACTGGTTTTGCTGCCGAGCAAATCGTTTTGCTTCAGCCGCGAGATCGGATAGGGTTTTGTCAAACGACTGAATCCCGTCAATCAACTTCCGGTGAAGCGATTCTTCCGCACCGAACACCCCGCCAGTTTTTGCGTCGGCGAGTTGTTTTTCCGTGAGTCCGCGACCCTTGCGAACCGCCGCATCGAACGACGTTTGGGCGTCCTCAACCATCGCCCGGAAATAGGCTTGTTGCTCTTCGGTGACGGGAGAGCCCGGAGCACCCGCTCCCTTCAATGGACCGGTGCCGAATACCAGCGTTTTCACGCCGTTTTGTTCCGCCGCTGCGCTGAGGTCGTACACCACGGCCAACGTGCCGATACTTCCCACCAACGCCGTGCGGTCGTTCGCGAAAACCTTGTCCGCCTGCGATGCCGCCCAATATGCGGCCGATGCGCCGAGGTCATCGACGAACGCCCATACGGGCTTCTTCGCCGATGCGTTGCGAATCTCCGCCGCAAGGTCCGCGGTGCCTGCCACGGTTCCGCCCGGCGAATCAATCGCCAGCAGAATCGCGGATACGTCCGGATCGGCCGCGGCCTTTCGCAATTCGCGGCGGGCCTGCACGGTCGATGTCCCGGGATCGGCACTCGATACCGATTTCATCAGCGGACCAGTCAGCATCACCACGGCGATAGACTGGCTTTGCGATCCGGACGATACCTTGACCGTTTGCAGTTCGCTGCGAATCCGCGGGGAATTCGCTTCGCCAACGTGTCGCCCGAGGTTCGTTCGACGAGCCCATTCCCACAACGCGGAACCACGCGACGGTTCGATTGCCCACACCCCGAAGTAGTCGTGAGCACGCGCGAAGCCCGGTACGTTCAGAGTCTGGAGGTCAGGCAGCATGGGCCGGAACCTCCTCGTCATCGTTGGTCGGTTGGGTTGCATTCGACGGAGAAGCCGCTTGCGGAGCACCCGTCAACCACACCGGCAACGGAAGACCACGAGCAATGAACCCATCTCGTTCCCGGGCCCGCTGGTCCAGCAGTTCATCGACGGTCGTGCCATCGCGGGCCGCAATCGCCGCGAGCGTGTCTGTCCCGTTCGTCAGGTTGCGTTCGTCGCCGTTTGCATCTTTCACCGGGTCGATGGAAATGCGAGCGTCGTAGTGCCAGACGTGTTTCAGTTCCCACCATCGACCGCGGAATGCCGCTAAATGCGGAATCGCGAACCGTGCGAAATCACACCACCGATAGAAGCACGGATCAAAGACCTTGACTTGAAGGGCGTTCCGTTCCGTCTGCCGATCAAGCCAGTAGTTCTCGTTGTCGAGTCGTGCGGACGAATAGTTATATTCGCTATGATCGCCGGCCACTTTCCCATAAGGCATGTTGATGGCGCGGCCGCATTCGCGAATCTTCGCCTTCACGAACTGATCGTATCCGGCAGTCGGTTGAGTCGCTTGAAACTGGCTGGCCTTGTAACCCGCTGGCAACGTCAGCAGCGTGCCTCGAACGAGTTCGATTGTGTCCCACAGTGTTGAAGATCGAATCGGCTCTTCGTCCGGAGCCAATGGCGTTTCAAGAACGCCAGCGAGCATCGCTGCTACTTCCGCCGCCGTCAGTGTTGCCGACGTGTACCGCCGCAATTGACCGAAAATCGGAAGGGCCGGAGCCAGTTCAGTGAAGCCGCGAAGCTGTCCTGGTCGTTGCGGTTCGAACCAGTGTAATACGTTTTCGGAGGGAACCTCATCCGGTTGCAAAGACAACCCGCCGTACATGCGGTTATCGCCAGGATGCCGTTTCAGAATCTTGTACGCGGAGACTTCATCGTTCTCATCGACGACAATCCCATCGTCGCCGGCACGCGTGAAGAGTTGCCCATAGATGCCATCGGATACCTGATCCGGTTCGATTAACCGAATGTCCAGCGTCACCGGAAAACCGAGTTGTTCCAGTCGCTTCGAATCGCGGTACACCGCGAAGCATTCGCCAGTAACGTATTTCACGCCCGCAAGAATGCGGAGTTTCATAGCGTGGTCGGTTGCCGCCGTCCAAAGACGCCATTGCTCCTCCACGGCAGCATTCAAAGCGGCATCGGACGTGAGCATTTGCAAACGCGGACCGCTGCCAATCGTGTCCCCGACCAGCGTTCGAATCACGCCCGCCGCAAAACAGTTGTTCTGTACCTCGTATCTGCACCGATCCCGCAACGTTTTTCGAACGGCGGTAGTCAGTTGTGAAACGGCGGAAAGGGAATCGGCATTCGCCCAGTGTTTGCGATTTTCATCGGTCGTGCGGGCAGCATCGAAACCGGCGCGCCGGGTAATCGGCGTGTATCCGAGTTGCCTGGCGATCCATCGGACGGGGGCAACCATCAGACGGCCCCCGGTGGAATGACTCTCGCCGGACGGAGCGACCAACCAGACCGAGAGCCGCCCTGCGGATTCGTCCCGGAAGTGGCAGTCACACCCTTGATGTACTTGTCGGCAGTAATCAAATCGGGGATGGGAGTTGCAGTCGTGGTACGCCCGTCTACCGTGACGGCTTGAATGCCGTCCGTGGCGTTCGTCTCAATCGTGTCGGAAATGTCAGGCACGAATTCACCCCGCGCAGTCGCGATAGGTGAATCATAAATATGCCGTGCCAATGCACGAATCGTATCACACGCTTATTTGCGAAGTGATATTACATAGATATGACTGCTACACTAATAGCACGCAGGCTATGATTCTTTCTCGTCCTCGGGCTTCTCAAGTGTCGTGATGGCAAATTTGCAGTTCTCGCATTCGCGATACCGGCGAGCGAGGCGACTACCGATATGCCGGATCGCAATGATCCGCGTCGGTATCTGACACCGCGGACACATATACGAACACCCCTTCGGAACCGGCCGCTTACGCTTTTGCATTATCGTTCTCTCAGTGCATTGATGGGATAGACACGGCCTACCCTCTTGTCCCCGCTCCGCTTCTTTCCCGAAAGGTTTTTCCAAAATCCACATACTTCACATCGGGCTTGTCCGGCTTACCAACGCCACCCGCCGCCGGGCTCCACAACAACCCCTGCACACTCGCGGCCAAAGCGTTTCCGACCAGCGTATCCCACAAGTGATTATCCGGTTCCCCGGCGCGAACGGTCCATTTGTCGAACGTCGTTCCCCGGATCGTCACCGGCACCGATGACTCCGCCGCACAATGCTCCGCTATCATGCCATGGTCCACGTTCGGCCCACCCTGACCGTACAACGTCACACGCCCCCGACCGCCTCCCGGCGTTGACATCCGCTCGAACAAGAACGTCTTCCACGCATCCGGATCGAACTGCACCATCCGCCCGCGGCCCGTCTCGGAAATCGTAATCCGCCAATGGTATCCCGTCCGCTCTCCGGGCCTCGGCTTCCATTCGCCAACTCCGCGAGCCGTGGTCGTTCGACCGATCCCCTTCGACGGCAACAACACACTCGCATACGCCGATTCCCGGCAGAACCGGTACACCGTCTGAGCATTCCATCCGCAATCGATCAAACACCGATCCACCTTCATTCCACCGCCCTTTTCCCGTTGATACGTCCGGCCCAAAATCGAACCCAACAAATCCGACAACCCAGCGTACAACGCCTCCGTCTCCGAACGCCCCGGATACATTTCCGCAATACCAGGCTTTAAGTCGCTCGCCGCATAATACTTCCGGTTCTGCCGCGGCCACGTTCCGTAGTCAATCACGCTCCCGCCGAAATGCTCATCCCACGCCACCACCGAATACCAGATACCACGCCGAACACCGCCACCCGGATCGACGAACGCCGTAACCTGCGTTGCTTCCACCGGCACCTCGTACCGCGGCAAACCCGACAACCTCTCCGCCACGCCCGCCGGTTCCAGTCTCTTCGCGCCAACCCTTTCCTCTTCCGGTTCCGGTTCATTCTGGTATTCCGCCGCGAACCCCTTTGGATTGTCGATAAACAAATTCATCGCCGTCTGCAACGCCGACAAGTCCCCAGGCTTCACGCGATCCGGCCACGATACCGCCGCGCCGTCATCCATAGCAGCCCGATTTTCCCGATAGAATTCCGTCGCCTGCAATCCACACCCGCCCGCCCGTTGACTGTCCTTCCGCACCTCCGCATACCGATCCCACAACTCCCGATTCACCGGCCAAGCTTCAATCATCTTCGTGCGAACCGATTGCCATTCCGGGTGTTTATCCGCCGACAAAAACCGGTCCGACAAATCGCCCGGATATATCACCGTGCATAACTGCACCGCCGCAATCGCCACGTTCGGACCCGCCAAACCGAGCACGTCATCCGCAATCACCTTCTCCCGGTCCATCGTTTGCATTGCGCTCTTCGCCGAATCCCGCGTCTGGCAATCGTCAATCAGCACCATGTCCGGCCGGACCGACTGGCCATTCGGCCCCACGATCTTCGCGCCCCGAATCGAACCCGTCACGCCCGCCGTGCGAATCGCCGTCCCGCTCGCCTTCGACTTCCTCATCGTCGGCAACACGATATGATCGCTCCCCCACTGAATGCGCGTCCGCTCGCCATTGCTATGCTGACCCTTGCACCGATGCCCGATCCCGTCCAGCCTGCGAACCGGATAGCATA